CCCGAGAAGAGTACTACAGGCTTTGCGACGTATGACAAACTACGAAATACGTGTCACACAGACATGCAGAGACTACTATCGTCTAGAAGCTAACAGCGCTGAAGAAGCAGAGAAACTGCTTTGGACAGCACTTAGCACTGGTATCATGGGTAACATTGAGCGCAATGACACCATTGACAGCGCACCCAAGATCGACTACACTGTACAATTATCACCCGAAGGAGAACCAATCCTATGACTATCGACGTCACACAACAACTCAACTACTCAGCAGCAGTACGCAAGGCAGAGCCTGACTGGGACGACGACAAAGTAAGAAGAGCAGCAGAGTACTTAGTCCTATACATGGACGTAAGGCTCAAGCCATACAAAGTTAAAGAAAAACTTAGAGAGTTTGACAAGGACGGAGGCTTTCTTTACTAATGGAATACAATGACCTTATGAAACAAGCGGAGGACTTCAACAAGAAGCTCCACCGCACCAAGGACATAAACATTGCTGACATTCTCACATGGGAAGACAGGGACGCAATCGCAAACATTGTAGATAAGCGTGTTGCCAAAGAATATGGTGACATGTATCCATTCAAGTGGCAGTTTAGCTGTTCAGGACATTTTATTTGTTGACATGATTTACAAAATCGACTACTGTATCAAAGGTCAGCCCAAACGCAAGTCGCACTTGTACACATGGGCAGGCGACGACGAAGATGCAGCTTATTATGCCCTTGACTGGGTAGTAGCACACGATTATAGTTTATTAAACGTATCACGAACATGAAAAGACGTAAGTACTACCCAAACAACTGGGATGCTATCAAAGCATGCCCACCTAATTACTTTCCTGCAATGGCTTATGACGAGTTAAAGGAGTGGAAGATACATGGCTATCAACTACCTAGCTCACACTTTGGTATAGTCAGGATAGAGGACAAGGACACAGGTAAAATTACAGAGCACACATACAAGTCTGAGCATCACACAAAGATGCGACTAAAAAAAGAGATAGGAACCAATAAACACATAACACTAGCAACAGATGAGGGTGTGTATCACCTGATTCCAAATCCACTAAACATTGATTTTAATAGCCCAGATGCACAAAGCAACATTTGAACGTAGGTTACAGCAACTAACAACACTTGTTGAGAACCACCCACACAAAAAAGAACTTATTGCTATAATGTTAGAGCAAGTAAAAGACGACAACTAATTTACACTAAATGCTAACTGAACAACAAATACAGGATCAGCAGAACTACGAGCGTAAACAAATACAAGGAGGCTTACATAAGTTACGTGCTAACACTACCAAGTTAGAAGAAAAGACTTATGCGAGTGCTACCGTTTATGGCTCAGCATGCGTTAGTTCAATATTGCCTGATCTTATTGCATTCATTGATAGTAAAAAAGAAAAGTTCTTAACCCAAGCTGGTAAGAACTACGCCATCTTTCACAAGCATATTCTGCCCAGTTGCTCAGAGGTACAAGCCTTGCTTACGTGTAAGGTTGTTTTTGACCATGTGTTTTCACCACAACAGAAGAAACACAGTGTAACAACTATAGCCATAGCTATTGGTGCAGCAATAGAAGCTGAAGCACAGATGGAATACTATGA